TTAATATCAATCACCGCTGGTTTATCCGCATCTTGTTCTGCATCCAACAACCCAGCCGACTTCGCTAACATCTGCAACACTCTCACCTTATCAATCATCTCAATATCCAACGTGCCATCTTGTAAAATACGAATCCTCTTGATCGCACTCAATGCAGATTTAGGGATATCTTTTATATCTCTAACTTCAGTAATCGTCTTGCCTTCTTCGTCCTTATCCCAAGACACAATGTCCGTAATGTTCGCTGTACCCAAATTAATCAGCTCTTGAGCTAACGACTCTCGATTCTGATAAATCACCTCGCTGCCCTTAATCCTTCGTTTGATCTGACGAACCGATGCAAAGTTTTTTAAATTAGGTAAGACTCGTTTAACCATTTAGTAATCCATGTCGCTTGAAAATTTCTGTGGATTTGGCGAAGGTTGTTCATTCGTATTTTCTCTTGGTTTGAGTAACATTGCTCTCGTTACTAATTGACCTTTGTCGTTCATCTCAGGTAAGGGTAGGGAGTTAAATAACAAATCCCAGCCACCCGTTTTCTCATTTTTAAAAGCAGTACCAATCGTATGCCAAATTGTTTTCCCGTCCTTACCATTGCGAGGACAAGTGATATTCATTCTTTCTTTCATAAAAGCTCCTGGTTAAAAGTTGAAAAATATTTTTGTGACATCCCCCTACTACTATACGCAGGGGGGAGGGGGTGTATACGCACCTCTAGGCAAACACTTTTTTTTTCTAGCGTAGAGCTAGCGTAGTGCATATAATTTTTTTTTGCATTTCTAGAGTCAAGTCTAGGTTTGCTAAATTTATTCATCTCTTTATCCTCTTCAGTTTCTTTGCGAGGTCTTTAACTATCTCCATCGGTGTTCCTTCCTTTTCATCTAGCATACTCAGTATCAAAGCTAAAGGATAAGTGGGCAGCTTCTGTTTCTTATTCTGAAATTTAATTAACAATCTCTTGATTGTTTCCATGAGAACTTTACTTGGTATTTTGTAGGACATGATCTTTGTCATTTGTTTCCAATCTTTCTGATCAGGAATAAAATGTAATTGGTAGATTTCTAAATGTACTTCTTTGAACATTCTCATCAGTTCCATTTCATTGATTTCTTTTTCTCTAATAGAGTTATATTTATTATTATTAACTGAGTCTAGTTCTATGAGTCTAGGTTTAGTTGTCTTAATAACAACTTTTGAGTTGTCCTTAGAACAACTTGTTGAGTCTTTTTTCATATGTTTCTCCAAGTGTTTTATTGTATCATTTTGTTCTATTATTTGTCGATTAGGATCGTTGTTGAGAGCGTTTGATTTGACCTCATTATCCGATGCCAATGGATCATAGAGTATGCGATAAATCGAGGATTTGTGTCTTACATTTTGATAAAGCGGTGATCCTTTTCTGAGTCGTTTGATGTATCCCCAATCCATAAGTTTGTTAATTGCTTTTGAGATATTCCCTTTATTACTTTGGACTTGTCTTGCTATGTATTCGTATGTGGGAAAGCAAACTCCTGTGTAGTTATCAGCAAGAGAACACAGTACAGATAAAACTAAATATGTTTGAGGATGTTTGCATATTCTTTTATCATTTAATGCTCGTCTCGGTACAACTGTGAATGGTCCGCCTTGATACACAGAAACATCATGCTTTCCGTTGCTGAGTATTTTTCTCTTTCTTTTTTCTTCGTAATCAATAGGTTTGTTCATAGCCAGGTTAGACATAATCAGATTCATTAAGTTTTTTGGTTGCAAGTGTTTCATAGCTTTTCACATGATCGTTAATCAGTTGTTGCAACAATGCACCATAGCTCAGACAGCTTAGTTCTTTTGAGAGATATCTCGTTTGAATTTGTTTACCATTGAGATTTTGTTTTTGCATACACCACAATAGAAACTCTACTGCTTCGGTTGCTAATAATCTATATGTTTCACTATTTTTATTCATCTTCATCTTTTGCTAATTTTTCTTGCCAACTTTCATTTTTAGCTTCTGTATCGCTTGGAATATCTACTGAGTCATTATGTAAGTGCCTTATGTTATTTTGCTCTGTATCAAGCTCTAATTCCTTTTTAAGCATGGTTTGATAACGATCAAGATACCATTGAGATTTCTGTAAATCCTCAAGCTCTTTTTGTTTGCGTTTGAGTTCGGGTAGATGTTTGTGTTTGTATTTAAATCTGTATGTGTATTTGTAATGTGAGCCAAGCAAGTATTGTTTGAAACCTGAATAGCCAAGACGATCCTCAATATAGTCGATGCAAGATACTCGACCTTGCTGATAGTGCATGGGATTTATTTTGGTATCATCGGTCATGATTCATACCTTTATTAAGACAGCTTTGACACATGACTTTGTGTTTTGATGTGGGTATCATGCGTAAATCATTCATGAGCTGATCTTTGTTGGTGTAATATTCTTTGTGATTGCAGATAGAACATCGAATGTACATTAGTTATTTTTCTTTATTAACTGAGGTGGCTTTGGTATGGGTGTTGGCGGAAGCAGATCTTGTAATTCATCAATAATCTTTTCTTGTTTTGGTGTTGCAGTTTGTTGAAACTTCTTTCTTGCGTTTGCTTTATCCAAACACAAATACCCATTGATGTTATAATATTTTTGTGAGAGTCGCTCAAAGATTTGTTTAGACTGACTACAATCAACCAACCGCCCAACATAGCGTTCTTCAATGTTATCGCCAGAGCCAATCAATAAAAATAAAAATACCGATTCTTTTATCATCCTTGTATAACTTTTCTAACTACATCCTCATTCAATCCTTCTGATACAAAATAATCTACCAGGCGATTCATAGAGATGCGTTGTTGTTTAGATTTTTCTTTTAGCAAATGGTATGTTTCGTCTTGAATACGAATATTTATCTGTTTCATTTACACACTTGTTTAAATGCACTATAGCCATAAAGGGTCATGGCAGGACGATCAATGACAGGAGAGATACCTTTCCATTTAAATTCACATTCGTACTTAGAATTATTTTCTACTGTTTGATTTATAAATTTTAAATTGTCAGGGTTTGCGATATTCAGCACCATAAAAATTGCAAATAGAATTGACATGTACACTCCTTTACTTAGTAGGGAAAACCTTTAAACACGCCTATGAATCTAACAGATTTTCCCTACTGTTTTGATTTAACATTAAAGGAGACATAACTGGATACATAAAAAAAGTTACATCTACCTCTTGTAAAGATAGCAAATTAATATATATTTAATACTAGGTATTTTTACCTAATGGCAATGAAGCCAACTGAAAGGAAACATAATGATAGTAGCATACATAAGATTAAGTAATGATCAATCAGACATTGATAGGCAAAAGTTTATCATCAATGATTACATCAATCGTAATAACATTACAGACCATGTGGAGTTTGTAGAGGAGATAGGTACTTCAGGTGGAGTGCCTATTCTTGACAGACCGAAACTAGGTTCTGTTCTCAAAACTGCACCAAAAGGCACAACGATTCTAACTGCTGACTTGTCTAGGTTAGGTCGTCTAGACTATGACATGATGAAGTTTAGAGATAACAAAAATTTTAATTTAGTGGTGTGTAATAATCCAGAGATAACTAAAGATAAAAATAGAATTATGTTTGGTGTCAATGCGATTATGGATGACCAATACAGAAGAGATTTATCTGCCAAGCAAAAAGAAAAATGTTTAGAGATGAAAACTTCTATTGCTGAAAAAGGTTATTACATTACTAAATCCACAAATCGTAAGATGACGAAACTCGGTGTGCATAACTATATGGATAAAGCAAGAGCAAAAGCAACCGAAGCTCTGAAACAAAAAGCGATAAATAATTTATCCAAAGTTCAGATACATCTTAACGATGCAAAGAATCATTCCAAGTCCTTACTTGGCATGGCTAATTATCTAAATGTTCGTAACATAAAAACTGCGAGGGGCTGTAGTTGGAGTGCTTCCACAGTTAAGAGAGCTTTAGATAGAATATCAACACTTCACTAGGAGAAATAATGATAAAAATACCAAAATTATTTTATGATGACCATTTGGCAAGAGATTTGCCCTCACCTAAAATATTAAAAGAAACAAAGACAAACTATTATATTGATGAAGCAGATGAACATATATATGAATTATTTGATGATGCTGATTTTCATTATCATGAAATGGAAGTCAATGAGATGCGAGGATTAATAACTAGTGCCAGAGCAACCATGAAAGCATTACAAAAATATATAATATAGAATATCAACTTTAAATTAGGGGTATATATGAAAAACTTTTTTAATTTTATTACAAGCACAGGCATGAAGGAATTGTTTGGAACAACTGTTTCACTCATTTTGATGTTTGTTTTTTTTTATTTCTTGTCTATTTTTCTATGTGCGAT